TCCGGAAGGCCCGCGTCATTCAGTAGGTCGATGGTCGAATAAGCGCTCACCGGCGGGCGCATTTGCGGAGCCGCCGATGTTGTCTGCGGGGGTGAAGTCGACGCTCCGGCCCACGAGAACAGACGGTCAAAAAAGCTCATCCGTCAGCTACCCGAGCACCAAAAGGCCGCGGCTTTGATATACCGAAGGCCCGACGGCTTCTGGGTTACGCTCCATCAACTTGGTCGCCACTAGAGCGGCGATCAGCGGGTCGATCTTCGCGCGCCCTGCGCTGGACTTGGTGATCATCACCGCATTTCCCCGTTGCTCCGCCTTGGCGTTACCGACGCACCATGCCATCAGGCGCGTGCCGCCATGCGCGGCCGTTCCCGCCTCAAGTTTTCGCTCCAGCGTGTTGATCGCCGAAAACATATTCGCCGCACCCTGATTGACCGGCACGATCGCGCCAGGGCCTTCGTCGGTGTTGACGCTGAAGCCGGCACCCTCCAGCGCATCGACCAGCGCGCCGATCCCCGCTGGATCGACGCCGATCCAATAAGCCTCCGGCACCAGGCACGATTCGCGCACCCGCATGCACAAGGCGACGATCGCCGCGATGTCCTCGTCGGTGCCGGTCCGCTGTTCATCTTCCGCGTCGTCGCCGGCATCGAGCAGCTTGACCACATTCGAAGGCGCGGCATGCGCGTCGCCCCAGAAACTTAGATCTCCATCGGCCTCGAAATCGCGCAGCGCCGGCGCGATATCTTTGCGCAGGCCGAGCACCTTGCGGTGCGCATAAGCATGGCACCAATAGAGCCACGCCTTGCTGCGCCGATCGCGGCCGAGCACGCAGACGCCAGCAAGATCGTCCAGACCGCCGCCGTCGATCCCCATCACCACCACTTCGGAGCGGCCGAGCAGGTGACCGAGATCGCGCAGCGGCTCGAACCCGGCATCAGCCCAGAAGTCAGCGCCGCGCCAGCGATCCCGGCGCAGCCGCAGGCCGATCTCGACGTTGAGATATTTGGCGAGCACGACCTGCAGGGTTTCGCTCTCGCCGGTCTCCTCGTCGACCTCCTCTTCGCCGGCGGCCGCTTTCTTCAGCTTCTTGCCAATATAATCGCGGCCCACCGAGCGGCCGAGATTAGGATTGGTGACGTAGAAATTCTCAGGCCGCAGATAGGCCTGCGACTTGATCATCTCCTCCGGCCACTCGAACAGCATGCCGAAACTGTGCGGATCATTGATGTGGCCGTCGCGCACGTCGCGGAAATATTCGAGCTTCTCTTTGAACACGCCGGCCGGCGGCTCGTCGCTGTGCGTCGTCAGATAGACAATGAAGCCCTCGTCGCGCGAGGCGAGGCCGCCAGTCGCCTCCTCCATCATGTCGACGGCGTTGCCGCGCTTGCCGAACAGCCAAAGCTCGTCGACCAGGACGAAGCCGGCCTGCGATCCGCCAACCGTGTTCGTGTCCGCCGCGATCACCTTCAGCTCGGCGCGAGTACCAAGGTGGCGAATCGTGCGCTCATGGTCGATCACCTTGAGCGGGCCGCCATGTTTTACGTCCAGTTTCGGATTAGCCCGTACCATCGCCGCAGCCGGCCGGAAGCTGTTGCCCGCGATCTTCTGCGTCGGCGCGATGATGCTGAGCTCGGCCAGCTCGCGCCAGTTACGGATCAGCGCGGTCAACATGATGCCCGCCGCGATCGTCGACTTGCCGTTCTTCTTGCTGATCAGCAACATGAACTCGCTGATCAAGCGCTTGCCGGTGCCGGCGTCATAGGCGCCGAAGATCGCCTTGACGAAATCGAAGACGAAGGGCTCGCACGCCTCGCCGAACGTCGCCCAGCCGCGGCCACCGCCTGGGCGAGGAACGCCGACCATGTGCAGCGACTTGAACACGTCCAGCGCCGCCTCGGCCTCCGCCGGGAACAGCGGCTCGAACGGCACGAGCGACTGGCGCTTGACGATCCGCTCTTCCCAATCGGGGCAGGCCGTCGACCACTGCATGGTCAATTCATCCGCGCCGGCGGCGGCGGCGGCTCATAGAGGCCGGTAACCTGCTCGGCCACTTGCCGCTCCAGTTCCTTCTTGCCGAGACGGGGCGGCTTGGCGGAGGGCGGCGCCTGCGTGGGCGCGAGCGCGTCGGTCTGGTCGCGCAGCCGGAGGCGATCCAGCTGCTTGAACAGCTCCTTCTCTGCAGCGACGTTGCCAGCCTCGGCCTGCGTGTTGAGGCGGGCGAGCTGCGTCATCTCCATCCGCAGGCGGGCCTGGGCGCGCTTCGCTACCTCGGAAAAATAAACCTTGCGCAGCGTGGGCGCGGAGATCCCGACTGCCTGTGCCGCCTGTTTGACGCTGAGACCGCGCGCGAAAGCCAAGAGCACCTTGTTTGAGTTTTCGCGGGTCCAGACATGCTCCGGCCTTCCACGGCCTTCCTTGCGCTCGATGACAGGGTCGCCGAACATGTCGAGCCCCGGAAATCCATCAGGCACGATAAAAAAATCTCCAAATGGGGCCCAGTGCGGTATTATCCGCGCCGCCCCTCCAGACTTTCGACCACCCCCCCCGGTCAGCGTCAGACCGGCCGCGACGCCTCGCCCCGCGCCCGCCGCGCCCGCGCCTTCGCGGTCTTGGCTTGATGCTCGCTGAAGGTGAGCCATTCGGTGTTGGCCGGATCGAGATCTACCCCGCCATCCCGGCGTTCATGCTTATGGTCGAGGATCAACCGCTCACCCGGCTTCGCCCGCGCCTTCGCCGCGGCATAGTCCGGGCCGACCTTCCGCTGCTCGACCAGCGCCAGCCAAGCAGGCGACAGATAGAAGGGATCGGCCACCTTCGGCGCCGCCTTCACCCGCACTGGCATCGTGCCAACGCGCCGAGGCATCGCCTTCATCCTGCCCATATCAGTGCCTCACAACGCACCGCGCCCGCCACGATTAGGGATCGAAGCGGGCGCGGCGAGGATTAGGAGAGGATTGCCTGAAAGGCTACCCAAGGGCGCTACGCGAACGCTTTGCCCGAGAGTAGCGCTAGATACCCATGATCAGGCCTAGAATGGCACCCTTAATATTTGCGCCCGCGAAACTATTTCATATTGACACATTCTAGCGCGCATTTCCGCCACCTTGCACAAGCATCTCACCATTGAGCTTGGTGCAGATCGCCGTGATCCCCTGCGTATAGCGCCGCTTCAGCCCATGCGCCCCACGGCGCAGGCCCAGCGGCCGCAGCATCCGCTTCCAGTCCGGCTCTTCCTTGCCCATGGCCAGCTGACGAAGCGCCATGCAGAGCACCCGCCGATCCTGCTCAGGCACGAGCAGCAGCCATTCGGTCGCTTCCTGCATGCGGGCGATCATGGCACGGGTGAGCGGCTTCGGCCGGGGCTGCTCCTCTTCCTTGTCATGCGCGCCCCAGTCGTTCCATTCGGCGACGATCAGGTTCCAGGGCCCATCGCTGGCGAACGGGGATCCGCCGCCGCCGCCTTGGCGCCACCATGTGCTGACCGCCTCGACCAACCATTCCTCGACGATGTCAAATGACCAGCACTCCGGCCGCTCAACCTCGACGATCGGCGCCTGCCCGACGATCGGCGCGACCTCGACGACGCCGCTCGGCCGCGCCTTGCGCTGCCTGGGAATGCCCCGCGCCGGCTTCGCCGGCAGCTTTGTCACCTTTTCTTCAATCTTACCCATCATCTTCTCTTTCAAGGATACTTACGAACAGTTTGTTGTGCGCATCTTCCGCACATGCGCACAGGGGCGCATAAGGAGAACTGGCCGCGAACCGTTCAAACTGTTCAGACCATTCGTCTTTGCCGCTTTTCCGCCAGTTTCAGCGCTGAATGGTTGACGAAGAGACGAAGGGATTGCGCCGCATCACGGCCGCCATGCAGGGCTTGACTTCAAAAATCCGATCAGATCGCGCGGCGCGACTCTTCGAAAGGCTGAACAGTTCGGCCCAACCCTTCGTCAACCGTTCGGCTCGCAACGCAGCATGCCGCCACAGCCAAAAATTCGCGGCCGCTTCCGCGCCATTCCGGCGCGCGAGCATGAACGGGCAATGCCGGCGGTGCGAGATGGTGTGGCGCGCGATCATGGTCGCAACGCAATGCCCCGGCGAACCTTGCAGCCGCGCACATCCTTGAAGCTGGAAAATCCATGATCGTTCAGCAGTCGGCCGAACATCGTGGCCGTCATCGCATTACGTAGGCTCAGCGGCAGTGCTTCCCAGCGCTGGAAGTCTGCGAGTAACGTGGTGGTTGGTGTTCGGGCCTCGCTGTCGCTCATATCGGCCCGCTCTTCCAGCCATCGCCTAAAACCCCAGGGGCCGAATGCGTCCTTGCCACTTTCGCCGCGCAGCTGCTCTGGCTCGGCCTCCAGATCAGGCAGGCCGACGAGCCGCCACATGCGCCGCGCCGCCGCCAGCCCGAACGCGATGCGCGCCTCCCGGACCAGCTGGAGCTGCTGCCGCCGCTGGTCGAAATCGTCGGGATATTCAGTCATGCCGTTTCTCCTCAATCGCCATCGGGTTCCGCCCACACATCGATCTTCGGCGCCGGCCGTAGCTTCGCGCCGCGTCGCCTGATCCGTCCACTACGGTCCCTCGGCCCCTTGAGGATCTGGCGATCGCCCAGCGCCCGGCCGAACGCCGTCGAGCCCATCGTCTCGCGATCGCCGACGCCATTGTCGGTGCAATATTGCTTGTAATCATCGAACAGCGCAGACGCGCTTTCGAGATAGGTGGGATCGCTGGTATCCACGCGCTCGGCGAACCATTCGCCGAACGGGTTGGCGCTGCGCCGATAATCCTCGATCGCCTCGGTCACCGCCGCGGGCCGCTCGAGCCGCCCGCGCTCGAGCCAGCGCAGCAGCCCCTCGATCCCCCAGTTGAGGATCCCGGAAAATTCGGGGCGGATGCGATCCTTCATCGTCTTGTCGATCGCATCGCCTTTGAACTGGTGCGGGAAGAGCACCATCTCGATCCGCCGCCAGATCCCGTCGTCATCGCCGGAGATCCGCACCCGGCTGTTGCACTCCATCACCAGCAGCCCGTGCGGCTGATATTCGAATGGATCGCCGTGCAGCATGCGCGCCGTGATCTTGCCGCCGCCGGTGAACTGCTTCACCCGGCCCTCGTCGAGCGCCTGGCCCCGCTTCGGCTCGGCCGTGAGCACAAGGCGGGTATCACCCGCCAAACGGGCAAGGTCAGGCGATGCGTCCGCGGCGCTCCGCTGCGGACCGGCTATAAATGTCTGCACGTCGGCCGAGACGCCGTAGCTCCCCATCATCTCGAGGAACATGTCCATCGCCGTCGATTTGCCGTCGCTGCCGCGCCCCTGCACCATCAGCATGATCTGCTCGCTGCGCTTGGCCTGCAGCGCATAGCCGAGCAGCTCCTGGAAGTGCCGGCGCACCTCCGGATCGGGCAGCACCGTCTCGACATGGCCGCGAAACACGGCGCATTCCGCGCCGGGGTCATAATCGCAGGCCGTGGCGCGCGTCAGCATGTCGCCGGCGTCATGCGCGCTGCGATGCACCGCCCAGCGGCCGTCGTCATCCTTGCGGATGCGGAGCGTGCAGTTGCGCGTGTTGATCGTCAGCGGATCCCTGTCGAACGCGTCGCGCGGCTTGTCCGGCAGATGCGCCGCCTGCTGCAGCATCGCCGTCGTGCGGGCCGCCATGCCGGAGGAGACCGCCCATTTCCGGAGCTCGATCAGACGGCTTTTGCGCACTTCGG